GGCCTCGTATTTGATAATTGGAAAGTTGAAAATTTTGATATTAAAGATAAACAATTTCCATTATGGATTGGGCTAGACTTTGGATGGCAAGACCCGACCGCAATAGCCATAATGAGAGTAGATGATACTAACAAGGTTCTTTACTTTTGTGATGAATTTTACAAAAGCCAACAAACTTTGGAGGATGTTGCCGCATGGATTAAAGAAAATGGTTATCATAAATCTGTAATTATGTGTGACAGCGCGGAGCCTCGGTCTATAGTAGAACTAGGTAAGTTAGGAATCTTACACTGCAAACCCGCGAAAAAAGGTTCTGGTTCTATTATGGAAGGAATAAGGAAATTACAAGAGTATCAAATAATAATTAATCCAAAATGTGAAAACACAGTAATTGAATTTAGTAATTATTCATTTGATAAAGATAAGTTTGACAATTGGACAGATAAACCAATAGATGCATATTGTCATTTGATTGATGCAGCTAGGTATGGAGTTCAATGCTCTACCAACCGAAAACCGCTTCAAACAATGGACAAAAATAAATTAGGTTTTTAGGGAGGTTACTTTATTAATGGCTACATTATTAGAAGCTTTTCAATCTCTTGGTTTTCCTATTGCCTGTGTTTTTGCTTTAGGTGTTTTTGTTTATAAGATGTGGGAAAAAGCAGAAACACATTTAGAAGAAGAAGTCAAAAACATGAGAGAGGATTCTCAGAATAGAGAAAAAATTCTTTATGAAGAAATATCTAAATTTAACGATATTCTGAATAAGTTTAATACGACCCTTAATAAGATTGATTCAAGGGTTGGCAATATTGAAACTAAGTTAGATATAAAGAGGAAACAAAATTCAGAAGAAGAGGGAGATTAATTCTTCTTCTTCTTTTGTTCATTGGAGGTAGTAATTTTGATTCAATATAGACTGAATGAACAGCAAATTTTAACAACAGAGTTGATTAAAAAGCTGATTGAAAAACATAAAATGAATGAAGTTCCTAAATTTGAAAAAATGGATAAATATTATCATGCAAAGAATAAAATTTTAGGACGTACCGCAAAAGATGAAAGTAAGCCAAATAATAAGATTTCTCACCCATATGCTAGTTATATTACAGATACATTAACTGGTTATTTCATGGGTGAAGGTGTTACTTACTCTTCTTTTGATAATGCAATTTTAGAGGAGCTTAATATGATTCTTGAGTATAATGACGCTCAAGATGAAGATATGGAATTAGCTAAAGATATGAGTATCTTTGGTTTGGCTATTGAGCTTTTGTATATTGATAAAGATGGGGCAACTCGCATTAAGAGACTAGACCCGCGCGAAACAATATTAGTATATGATGATACTTTAGAAGATGAATTATTATATGCTATTAGGTATTATAAATGTACTGATATTTTAACAGATAAAAACTATTATATGGTTAATGTTTATACTAGAAATGAAGTTTTAACTTATAAAAGTGATGAATTAATTAGTAATTTAACATTAATATCTGAAGAGCCTCATTACTTTCAGTTAGTACCTATTTCAGTATTCTATAATAATGAAGAAGAGATTGGTGATTTTGAACCAGTTATTAGTTTGATTGATGCTTATGACCAAATGGAGTCTGATAGTTTAAATGATTTTGAGTATTTTGTTGATGCTTATTTAGCTTTAACTGGTTTACAAGCGGATGCGGATGATATAGCTAAAATGAAAGAAAGCAGGGTTTTATTATTAGACGCGGATTCCGATGCAAAGTGGTTAGTGAAGGAGACTAATGATACCAATATCGAAAACGTTAAAAATCGTTTAGATACCGACATCCATAAATTCGCGAAAGTTCCAGATTTAAGTGACGAAAGCTTTTCAGGAAATGCAAGTGGTGTTGCAATTAAATATAAGACAATGCCTATGGAAAATGTTGTTAGTATAAAAGAACGTAAATTTAAGAAAGGTTTGCAACGTAGAATTGAGCTTTTATTCAACATTGCCGCATTAAAAGGAAGTACTGGTTATGATTGGAGAGCTATTGATATTACGTTTACAAGAAATCTTCCTACTAATGAAAGTGAAATCGCTACAATGGTTTCTACATTAGATGGAATTGTTTCTAATGAAACTTTACTTGCTCAAATTCCTTTTGTTGAGAACGTTCAAGATGAAATTGAAAGATTAAAAGAACAAAAACAAGAAGCGGTTGACGCTTTTTATAATCAAGATTTTACAAGTGGAAATGAAAAAGTAGAGGAAGAGGATAGAAATGAATAATACTTATTGGAGAGGAAGAGCGTTGGAAATACAAAACAACGCTCTCCAATCAAGTTTAGCTGTTGAACAAGAGTTAAATAATACTTATGAAAGAAGTCTAAGATTAACATTGAAAGATTATGTTAAATTAACAGATGGATTAAATGAACAACAGCTAAAACAAAAATATAAGACTGATAAGAAGTTTAAAAAAGAATATGATAGATTATCAGCTCATATAAATCAATATGTTGATAGATTAGGAATTAATCTTGAAGAAAAAACTAAAACTTTACTACAGAATGTTTATCTTAGCACTAGAATTGCTTATGAAGGCTATAGTTTTAATCTTTTAAATACTGCGGCAATAGCTAGAGTAATTGAAAATCCTTGGTGTAAAGATGGAGTAATTTACTCACAAAGAATATGGAAAAATACAAATTTAGTAAAAACAAGAGTTCAGAATTTGATGCTTGATAGTGTGCTTAAAGGTTCCTCAGTGCAGACAACCGCAAAGCAATTACAACATGAATTTGGTGTTCAATTATATCAAGCTCAAAGGCTAGTAAGAACTGAAACAATCGCTTTGTATAGTCAAGCGGCAATCGACTCTTATAGAAGTATGGATGTCCCTTATTATGAAGTAATTGGAGATGGAGAATGTGGAACAGAATGTCCTGTTGATACAATCTTCAGGCTTGATGAGTTTGATATAGGGACGACCGCACCACCATTCCATCCAAATTGTAAATGTTGTATTGCTCCTGTTTATTAAGGCTGGACAAAGTTTGAAAAATGTGATAAAATAAAAATTAAGTAACTATAGAATAAGAGAAAGGCTAACTATTTTAAAAAGAACCAAAATGGGGCTTTATGAGGTTAGAATTTGGTGAAAATATGGAAAAAAATATAACAACACAAACTGGTGAAACTGCTATTGTAACTGAAAGTGAGACTTCTGAGGGAACTGCACAAACTGCAAAGACCTATACTGAAGCGGAAGTTCAAGCTTTATTACAGAGTGAAGCCGATAGACGTGTAACAAGTGCGTTAAAAAAGCAAGCTGAGAAGTTCCAAAAGGAACAAGCTGAAGCTGATAAGTTAAGAGATATGAGTGACGCACAAAGAAAAGAATATGATTATAATAAAAGAGTGGAAGAACTTGAGTCAAAAGAAAAAGAATTTAATTTAATGCAAAATAAATTAAGTGCTTCAAAAGTTATGGCTGAAAGAGGGCTTCCTGTTAATTTTGTAGATTATATAGTTGCTGATGATGCGGAAACAATGATGACTAACATCACTGCTTTTGAGAAAGAATGGAAAGCAGCTATAGCTGATGCTGTAAGTGCTCGTTTAGCTTCATCGTCTCCTAAAACTGCAACCACTACACAAACTGGACTTTCGGTTGAGTCTTTTAAGAAGATGAGTGTAGCACAACAAGCTGAAATATATAAAACAAATCCTGAATTATATAAACAACTTACGGGAAAATAAAAAGAATTTTGAAAGGAGAAAGTTGTCATGGCACATACTGTTTATGATAATTTCGTATTAGAGAATAAATTAGAAGATTTACTTACTACTGCTATTGATTTGAATCAATATGCAACACATGATACTAGCTTAACGGAAACAGCTGGTATGAAGAAAACAATTCATACATATACATCAACTGGTGATGTTGAAGATCTTGCAATGGGAGAGGGAAATACAGATGAAATCGCTGTAAGCTTCGAAAGTAAAGATTATACAGTTGGTGTTACTCAAGGTAAGTTCGCTTACTACGATGAACAAGAGATGAAAGATCCAATGGTAGTTGATGCTGGTCTTACAGGTCTTTCTCAGAGAATGACTAATGATTTGACAAAGAAGATTATTGATGAGTTTGCTAAAGCTACTATTTCTATTAGTGCAGCTTTAGATTTCGCGGGAATCGTTGATGCAATCGCTAAGTATCCATATGAATCAGAAGAAGGCTTATTCTTACTTATTAATAAAGCACAGAAAGCTGAACTTCGTAAGGCATTAGGTGATGACCTTAAATATGTTGAAGGCTTTGTAAGAACAGGTTATATTGGTTCTGTATGCGGTGTTCCTGTTATCGTATCTGATGCAGTTCCAGCTGGTACTGCTTATCTTGCTACTAAGGAAGCTGTTACAATCTTCACTAAAAAGGGTTCTGAAACTGAGCAAGAAAGAGATGCTGACCACAGAAAGAATACTGTATTCGCACGTAAGGTTATGTTGGTAGCTCTTACTGACGCAACTAAGGTTGTTAAGATTAACGTTACAGCTAGTGCAAGCGTATCCGACTAATATTTATAGGACTGTGGTTTTCCACAGTCCTTTTTTTTAATTTAAAGAAAGGAGCTGCTTAATGGAAGACAAAATAAGAGCTTTAATCGGGGCTGACGCAGATGAAACTGCGGTTGCCGCGTTGATAGATATATGTAAGTCTGATGCTATTTACTATTGTAATTTAGATGAATACAATGAGAAACTTGATTTTATTGTAATGCAGATGGTTATTGAAAGATATAATAAGTTAAATAAAGAAGGATTAACAACAGAAACATCTTCTTCAATCACAAATTCATTCATTGATGGATATTCATTACCTATTTATCAAGCTTTAAGAAAATTCAGAAAGTTGAGGGTAATATAATGGCTATTAGACGAGATAAAGTTTATAAAGTTTTAAAGATAGATACATCTGATGGACAAGGTGGAGTTACTTCTTCTCTTGAAGATGCTGGTTCTTATATGTGCCAAGTTTCTTATGGAGATAATCCACTTGAAGCAGATGAGTATGGGGTTTCCGCAGAACAAATATTAAAGATTATTTCTAATGTTAGTTTTAGCGGAAATGAGGATGCTCCGACTCCTTCAGGTATTTCAGGTTTTTCTCCTATTGTAGAAGTAAAAACTGATACAGAAGATGAATATGTTCTTCATATTACTGATAAGAATAGTGAATATGATACTCCTAATTTAAAAGGTGCGGTCGGTCCTCAAGGAGAAAAGGGAGAACAAGGAGAAATTGGTCCCCAAGGTCCAAAAGGTGAAGATGGTACTATATCATTTGAAGATTTGACAGAAGAACAAAAGGAGAGTCTAAAAGGAGAAATTGGTCCTGCTGGTAAAGATGGTGAACAAGGTCCGCAAGGAATCCAAGGTGAAAAAGGTGAAGATGGTTACACACCTATCAAAGGTACTGACTACTTTACAGATGAAGATATAGAGAGCATTGTAGCTGCGGTAACCGCACAATTCATAGATGGTGAGGAAGGAGAATATTAATGAGCAAAGTATTAGTTAATGATTCATCACTTTCTGCTATTGGTGATGCTATTAGAGAAAAGAACGGAGAAGAAACTAAATATAAGCTAAGTGAGATGCCTGAAGCTATTTCTGCTATTGAAGGTGGAGGTGAGGCTATTTATCCTTCATTTGATGGTTCGATTGCTTATATTGATTATTATGGAATATGGGATAATTATTTAGAAGAAATTGGGGACAAAATTAAGTTTTCTAACATAAACGATGCAAGCAGTGCTTTTTATAAGTCAGAACTTTCTAGTTTACCTTTTGAGATTGATTGGGATAAAGAAAATTCGATTAATTTGAATAATGCTTTTTCATACACTAGTTACTATCCTTCTTTAGAGGGGTTTCAAAAGATAAGCTCATTGTCAAATACTTTCTATTATAATGCCTCTGAAGAAGAGATAATTTTTCCAAATTTAATAGAAATTAATGAAGATATAAATTATACTTTTTATTATGCACACGCTAAAAAAGTATCTTTTCCAAAGTTAGCTAAGATACAAGAAACAACAGGTCCTAATATGCTTTATGCTATTTTTTATTATTCAAATGTAGAAAGTGTAGATTTATCTTCTCTAAAAGAGATTAATTATAATAATAAACAACTTTCCAATCCAATATTTGGTTCCGCATTTACAAATTGCAATTTTTTAAAAGAAATATTAATTTCAGAAGATATACAATTAGATACATCTTCCTTATCCTCACAAGAATTTTTATCTAATGGTTTTTCTTCTTGTTATTCTCTTCGAGAAATACCAAAATTCTTTTTGAAGCTACCTAAGTTATCAACACGAACAATTCAATATAGCAATATTTATAGTAGTCTTTTTTATTTCTGTACTAGTTTGAATGAAATTAAAAATTTAGAAGTTAAACCAGTAACAATAACAAATAATTTTTTTCTAAACACTTTTGATTATTGTTATAGGGTTAAAGATATAACATTTGCAACTAATGAAGATGGTTCTGCCCAAACGGCTAATTGGAAAAATCAAACTATAAATTTAAGTACTTATGTTGGATTTACTCGTTTACAAACCCATATATTAAATTATAATAGTGGAATAACAGAAGATAAAAAAGTTACAACTCTGCAAGATTATGAAAGATTGAAAAATGATCCTGATTGGTTTTGTAATCCTGGACTGAGAGAGGGATATTTTTCTCGTTATGACCATGATAGTGCGGTTAGAACTATTAATTCATTACCTGATACTTCTGCATATATTGAAGCTAATGGTGGAACAAATACTATTAAATTTAAAGATTATGGTGGAACTGGCACAGATGCAGGAGCTATCAATACATTAACAGAAGAAGAGATAGCAGTAGCAACCGCAAAAGGTTGGACAGTAACTTTAGTTTAAAGAAAGGAATTAAATATGAAAACAACAAATTTTAATTTAACAAGATATGACGCGGATGACGGTAAAGTCTTCGACTGGGTAGATTTATCTGAACATACCACGGAAGATGAAAATGGTAATGTCATTCAAGAGCATTTATATGTAGTTACATTATTCATTGGTGGTAATGATTCAATAGACAATTACCAAGAAGTCGATAAACCTATATCAGAAGAAGAATCTTCTGAAGAATAATATGGATAAGATACTGATTAATTCTATTAATCGTAATATTATAAATAATTATATTAGAAAAAGAGAAAAAGTTAATCATTATCAATGGGTAAGAAAAACTTTATCTTTTTCTAATGGATTATTAATAGGAATAAATATTTATGATTATGTAGACAATTTAGAAGATATAGATTTCTTAGTGGTAGGGACTTCCGCAGATGTTCTAATATATAAAAAGGAAGTTTGTAAAATTAATCAGTCTGTTTCTTTTCCTTTTGTTTTACAAACACTAAGAAATCAAAAAATTTGTGTTAATGAAGATGGAAGAATCGCGGTTCCCGCGCTTCCTAACACAAATGATACTTATATAATAATGGGATATAGGAGTTAATTATGATTAAGATAGAAAACAATAATATCACAATAGTAAAGAAAGATACAGCTTTTATTACTGTTGCTTTTGATAATTATAAGTTGTCTAAAGGAGATGTTCTTCATTTTACTGTTGCGGAAGAGACAGAGTCCGAGAATCCAGTAATTAAGAAAGAATACACTTCTTTTTCCGAAGATGGCTCTTGTGTTATTTCTCTTTCTTCTGCTGACACAGATTTAGAAGCTAATACTTATTACTATGATGTACAAGTTAATTTGTCTGATGGAAGAATTGACACGGCAATCGGTCCATCTAAGTTTAAAATTATAGAAGGAGTAACGGTATAATGAGCGATGCAAATATTTCTACAGCAGTTCTTAACGGTTCTATAGTAGTAGGTGGAACTTATGTGGTTCCATGGGTTTATATAGGAGATAAGCAACCTGCAGATGACTCCGAAGCTATTATATGGATAGATAGTACAAACAATGCTTTTACATTGAAATTATTAGCAAATGGAGAATGGAATAGTGTTCCAAACCTAAAAGGTGAAAAGGGAGATAAAGGTGACCAAGGTGATGCCTTTACTTATGATATGTTCACCGCAGAACAGTTAGCTGCACTAGTAGGTCCTCAAGGTGAAGTTGGTCCACAGGGAGAAAAAGGTGACCAAGGTATTCAGGGTATCCAAGGTGAAAAGGGTGAAAAGGGAGATATTGGTCCTGTTGGTCCTCAAGGTGAAAAAGGTAACACAGGTGATGCATTTACTTATGATATGTTTACCGCAGAACAATTAGCTGCATTAGTAGGTCCTCAAGGAGAACAGGGTATTCAAGGTGAGACAGGTCCTCAAGGACCTCAAGGTGAAAAGGGAGATAAAGGTGCAGATGGCACTATGACATTTGAAGATCTGACAGAAGAACAAAGAGAATCTTTAAAAGGTGACAAAGGAGATACTGGTGAACAAGGACCGCAGGGTATCCAAGGTGAAAAGGGTGAAAAGGGAGATAAGGGTGAAGATGGTGTTGTTACTTTTGAATCTTTAACAGAAGAACAGAAAGCTTCTTTAAAAGGTGATAAAGGAGATACTGGTGAGCAAGGACCTCAAGGTGAGAAAGGTGATACTGGAGAACAAGGTATTCAAGGTATCCAAGGAGAACAAGGACCTCAAGGTATCCAAGGAGAAACTGGTCCTCAAGGAGAAACTGGTCCTCAAGGTCCACAAGGTGAGAAAGGTGATACTTACACCGTGACTGATAGTGACTATGAAGCGATTGCCGCGCTTGCATTAAAGAAGTTGACTAACGCTGAGGAGGTAGCTTATTAATGGGTGAGGTTTATTTATTAGATTCTACTCTTACTTCTATTGGTGATGCCATTAGAAGTAAGAAAGGAACTTCCGATTTAATTTTGCCAAGCGATATGGCTACTGAAATAAATAAGTTTAAAATTTATTCTAGTATAAATATGCAAAATGAAGCAGATACATCATATTATAGAACAAATTCCACTTGTAAAAATCAATATTGTTTTTGGAATTGGACTCCTTATTTTAATTACGATACTGATAGTGGTTCTCCCTCTAGTCCGACTTCAGGTTTTACTAATTTATTATCTTTTATTTATACTGCTTATGGTCTTGGAATGTATGATGGGGGAACAGCTATTATTACAGATAAAAACAAAGAAAGTTATTATGCCTTAGAAAAAGATAGTTCTGGAAATTATTATCATCATATATCAAAAGAAGCAATTAAATGTGATTTTACAAATCAAATTGCAAATATAGGAACAGAATCTACAGTTTATTTACATTTTTTAACAAATGTAGTAGGTGTAAGTAATTATTCAACAAATTTTATATATGCTTCAAATGCTAAAGATACTTTTGTTACTCCCCAAACACAAACTACAGCACCTATAAAAATAGGATATGATTATTCAAATTCTGCTACACAATATAAATCTTATATGACTATAGAGGTGTTAAATTAATATGGGAAATGTAAGAATACAAGATTCTACTCTTACTTCTATTGGGGAGGCTATTAGAAATAAGAGCGGCAAATCAGATTTAATTTTGCCAAGTAATATGGCTACTGAAATAAGTAAACTGCAAACTTCAGCAGGAGAAGTAGTTACTTATTCTTTGTTATTAAATACAATAAATAATACTTCAACATATCAAATGAATTGGGAAAATTATATTGATGATTCTTATGACGGTTTTTGTAAAATCATTAGTGTAATGGTGCAACATACCAATTCAGCAACTAATCAATCAATTACAATGGGCAAGACTCTAGTACAAGGAACTTCAAGTGATATATATAAATATGCGATAACAACTAATACTTCATCATCATATAGTAATAAAAGATATTTATTGTTTCAAGAGAATGGAATTGTTATGTTATCAAGTTCTTTAACAGAAGAAAGTCCTATGGAATATAGTAGTACATATACAAGACCTCAAGAGAGGGTAATATTATCAATTTTAACGTAAGGAGAATAAATATGGTATATTTTAAAGACGAAAATTCATTAGGAATGGGAACTAATTACCCACCAAGAGGAAATTATCAACCTCTCACAGAAGAAGAATATAATCAAGAAATGAAAGAAATAACAATAAAAGCTTTGAAAGATACACAAGAAACTTTAGCAAAAGTAAAAGAAGAAACTACAGACGCAGTAGACCTTATTCTTATTCAAAAACAGCTTAATGAAATCACAGAAGAGCTTAAAGAGCTTGAAGGGGAGGATAATGAATAATGGAAGAACAGAATGTAGAAGTTTTATATTTTTATAATGGTAAATATTATACATTAAGACGTGAAGTAAAGAGCGGTCGTCAGTATTTTATTACTCTAATCGAGGTACAAATAAATGGCAATGACACCCAAGGAATTTAATGTTTACTTAAATGGTATAGCAAATGCTACTAAGGACCAAATTCAATCGGCTGTCAATCAGGCTGCGGCAAAGTGTGATGCCGCAGCTAAAGAAGCTTGTCCAGTGGATACAGGAAATCTTAGAAGTAGTATTCATATTGAAACTGGGGATTGTGAAGCAACAGTAGGAACTAATGTAGAATATGCTTCATACGTAGAATTTGGTACTTATAAGATGAAAGCTCAACCATATATGAGTAAGGGTGCGGCAGCCGCAGAGGAAGCATTGCCGCAGATTTTAAAGAATTTAAAGATATTCTAAGGAGGTCTATATGGAGCAAGAAATAAAAGAGGTAATTTATTCAGCTTTGAAGTCTATTGTATCATTGCGAGATAATCCTCCTCAATCTCCAAAACAAAGTTATGTTTTATATCGTATTAGTAATGGTTCTGGTAGTAACTATAAACGTGGTGCTAAGCAGTCCATCACTTACCTTACTTTTGATATTTTTTCTGTATATGATGGGGAGAAAGAAGTTCTCGAAATAAAAGATAAAATTGATGAAGCGATGAATAATTTATATTCGTTGGACAAAATAAGTTATTTTACGTTAAGTGCTTTTAATATTATAAATGAAGAAAGTCCAGTAAAAAAACATGGTATTCTTACTTATAGAATACTTTCAACAGAAATAAAGAATAATTAGGAGGAAACCTAGATGAGTGACGCTACAAACGCTAAAAGAGGTTTGGATATTATAATTTCAATAGGTGACAATATATTAGGTGGTCAACGTGGAGCTACCTTAAATAGAAGTTCTGAAACTATTGATATTACAAATAAAGTTTCAGGTGGTTGGACAGAGAAGATGGCATCTGTCAAGGATTGGTCTGTAGATTGCGATGGTATTTTCGTAGTTGATGACGTAGCTCTTGATGCTATTGAAACTGCTTTCCTTAATTCAACAGTAGTAGATGTTAAAATCGCGGATGCTACATGGGGCTATGTAGGTAAGGCTATAATCACAGACTTCCCTATAGAAGCTGCTTACGACGATGCCGCAACATATTCTCTAACTCTTGAAGGAACTGGAGCTTTAGAGAAAGTTACAAGCGAAGATAACGAAACAGTTTAATATAAAGGAGAAATAGTTAAATGAAGGGTATAGATATAAAAGCTGATAAAAATAGAACATTACGTTATTCAATTAATGCAATGATTCAATTTAAGAGAGATAAGAAAGTGAACATTACAACAGCATTACAAGGCTTTGCATCAGAAGTAGATTTTGAATTATTAAGATATATCTTTTGGTTAGGCTTAGTTTGGGAAGATAAAGAACTTACAGAAGATAGTGCTGGTGAAGTAATGGATGCCGCAATCGAAGAAATGGGCTTTGAAGCTCTTATTGACGTTATTGCAGAAGCAATAACAAAAGCAATCGGTAATGAGCCACAAGATCATAAGGAAAAAAACTAAATCAGCCATTAACGTTTGAAGAACAAATTGAGGTGCTATATAAACAGGCTGTTGGGGTCTTGGGTATAGCACCTCAATTTTTTTATGAAATGACTCCTTACGAAGTGTCTTTAGCTTATGAAGGCTATATTGATAAGATGGAGACGTTTGGCAATATAATGTTAATGGCTATTCGACAGCAAAATGCAAAGAAAGCCAAACCAATAAAATTAAGAAAAACAGAAGGTAAAAGCGATGCCACTGTGAAACAATCAACACTCAGTGCTCGCGAAGCTACATTTGCAGCTCTGGGTATTAAATAAAAATATGAGGTGCAAATATGGCAACTGTACAAGAATTATTAGTAAAAATTAATGGTAATGCTTCAGGTCTTTCAAGTGCTATAAAAGAATCTCAAAGTGCAATATCAACATTAGGAGATACAGTAAGCTCAATAGGAGATAAAATATCTTCAATTGGAGCAACAGCGACTAAAACTTTAACAGTACCTATCGTGGGTGCGGCAACTACAGCTATAAGCAAGTATGCTGAAGTCGATAAAACTATGGTTCTAGTTAATCAGACTATGGGAAATACATCTGAAGAAGCTTCTATGCTTGAAGCGGCAATGTCATCTGCAGCTTCTAACTCTACATATGGTATGAGTGAAGCGGCAACCGCATGTTTAAACTTCGCTAGAGCTGGTCTTAGTGCTGAAGAAGCTTCTAATGCTTTAGCTCCTGCGATGAATTTAGCTGCTGGAGAAGGTGGAAACTTAGACACCGTTTCCGCAGGATTAGTTGCTACTATTAATGGTTTTGGGGATTCATTTGGTAAAGCAGAACAATATGCAGATGTATTTGCTAATGCTTGTAACAATTCTGCTCTTGATGTAGATAGTTTATCAAATGCGATGTCTGTTGCTGCTCCTATCTTTAGTGCCGCTGGTTATTCAGTAAATGATGCCGCACTTTACATGGGTGTTATGGCTAATGCTGGTATTGATGCTAGTGTAGCCGCTAACTCATTAAAGACAGGTTTAGCAAGATTAATAGACCCAACTACTGAAGGTGCTAAATGGATGGACAAATTGGGTCTTAGTGTAACTAACGCTGATGGCACAATGAAAGATTCTATTACTATCCAAGCAGAATTAAATAAAGCTTTCTCAGGCTTAAGTGAGAGCGAACAAATCGCGGCTGCCAGTGCTATTTTTGGTAAAAACCAAATGTCGCAATGGTTAGCTTTAATAAATACAGCTCCATCAGAAGTTCAAGAGTTATCTACCTCTCTTGAAAACGAAGGAACCACATCTGATATGGCTTCAGCTCAAATGAGTGGCTTCGGTGGTTCAATAGAAAAATTAAAATCTAGTTTAGATGTTTTAATGACTTCTTTAGGTAAGGTTGCTTCTGAATACTTAGTTCCATTAATAGAAAAAGCTCAAGAATTAGTAGATAAATTCAATGCTATGAGCGATTCTGAAAAAGACCAAGTTGTAAGAATGGCAGCCGTTGCCGCAGCTATAGGTCCAGTCTTAACTGTCGTGGGCAAGCTAACGAGTTCGGTTGGTTCTGTCATTTCTGTTGTAGGTAAAGTAGCTCCTTTATTTACGAGTGTTGGAACCGCGGGAACAGCAGCTGCAAGTGGAACAGCCGCAGCTTCTACAGGATTGGCAGGTATAGCTTCAGCAGCCGCACCAGTAGTTGCAGTGATTGCCGCAGTCGTTACTGCTGTATACTCATTAGTTGAGTCTTTTGGTGGAATTGGAGAAACAGTTGAATATCTAAAAGGAAAATTTGAGAACATAAAAGAAGCTTTATCAGGAGTAGCAGAAAAATTAAACCTTGGGGATAAGATTGATAAACTAAAAGAGAAATTTAGTGATTTAACTTCAGCTCTTGGTGATATGAAATCTTTTTGGGAGATTATACTTACTATTCTTGAAAAAATTGCTACTTATATAGGTGGTCTTTTAGTTACAGCTTTTAGCATCCTAACAAATGCGATAACCGCATTAATAGAAATTGTAACTGGTCTTATTGAAATTCTAAGCGGTCTTGCTGATATTATTGTTGGTGTTCTTACTGGTGATATGGAGAAAGCGGCTGCTGGTTTTGAGAAGATTTGGCAAGGTGTTAAAGACGTATTTAGTGGAATTATAGATTCTATAATTAACGTTGTAAGAAATCTTGTGGATTACGTTATAGGTCTTTTCTCTAGTTTGAAGTATGCTTTAATTGGTGACCCTATTGTTACTGATTTATGTAGCGGAATTGGAGATTTATTCTCTGCTATGGTAGAAGCAGTTATCAATTTCGTAACTAATTTAAAAGATAAAGTCGTTGAGTTATTTACTAATTTAAAAGAGAAAGCTGTAGAAATCTTTAATTCAATTAAAGAGAAGGTATCAGAAGTCGTAACTAATCTAAAAGAAAAAGTAGTAGAAATCTTTACTAGCTTGAAAGAAAAAGCTTCTGAAGTTATAAGCAATTTGAAAGATAAAATTAGCGAAACTTTTACAAATATGAAAGAGAAAGTTACTACAGTAGCTACTAATCTGAAAGAAAAAGTAAGTGATACATTTACTAATATGAAAGAAAAAGTAACTAGCACAGTAACAAGTGCAAAAGAAAAAGTTAGTGATACTTTCACAAGCATGAAAGAAAAAGTTACTGATACAGTAAGTAACTTAAAAGAAAAAGTTAGTGATAAGTTTACTAGCATTAAAGATACAATAAAAGAAAAAACAACGGCAGCTAAGGATGCCGCGAAAGAACAGTTTACTAGTATGAAAGAAGCTATTTCAGATAAACTCTCTGATGTAAAAGATAAAGTTTCTGATAGCTGTGATGATATTAAAGATAAGTTCGGAGATTTAGATTTATTTGATACTGGTGTTAATATTATCAAAGGTTTCTTAAGTGGTTTGAAAGACGCTTTTGAGTCTGTTAAAGACTGGGTATCTGAAAAATGTAGTTGGATTGTTGATAAATTCAAAAGTGCATTAGATATTGGTTCTCCATCTAAAGTATTTGAACAAATCGGTAAATATGTAGACCAAGGTCTTGTAATCGGTCTTGAATCTGGTGAAACAGATATTTCAGGACAGGTTGATAGTATGGCAAAAGGTTTAATGAACGGATTTACTTCAAGTCTTAGAAGTACTAATGGTACTCCTACTTCTAGCAACAGTAACAAATCTACAACAATTAACTTAAATGGCTCTTATATGTTTGAAGATAGAGAAAGCATGGATTACTTCATGAATAAGCTTGGTCTTGTATTACAGAGAGCTTAATTAAAGAAAGGACAACAAATTATGTTAATAAATGGTATTAGTATAGATAAATATGATGCAGAGATGCTTGATAGAACTATTACCCCTAATGAAGTTGTCACTGTCAATGATTGGTTGGAGGGAGCTTCCTCTCCAACCTTTATTAGACAGCAAGATAGCTTTAAAACTATTACAGTAGTGTTATTAGTAGACGCGGGAGACGAAGAATCTGCATTAATGGATGTAAGTAATTTAATAAGAATATCAAAAGGTCAAGTTATCATAAAATTTGATGAAGATATTTCCGCTTTCACCTATCCCGCTGTATTAGAAAGCAATAGCGTAGAAAGAATGAAGCCAGGTGTTCATCAACTTACTCTAACTTATAAGTCTGGTTATGCAATAGGAAAAGAAGTTGCGGTAACTGCTCCTAAAGATGAAAGTCAATTCGTAATAAATTATAAAGGAACTGCGGAGACCCCAGTTATAGTGGAATTAACGACGACAACCGCAGCTATAAACACTATTACTTTCACTTTTGTTGATGGTGAGTTTACTATAAAAGAATTAGATGCTAACCAAACTTATATAATTGATTCAGAACAAGGTTCAATTATAGAGAAGGATACGGGAAAAAGTGTAGCAGATAAGTTTGATGGTTTCTATCTTCCTAAGCTACAGCCAGGTGTAAATACTATTGATAGAAGTTGGTATGTAGGTTACACATTAACAATTAGATATAAACCTAGGTACGTTTAAAAAAGGAGGCTTTTATGTCTATATTTTTTAGAGTTTATAGTAAAGACGCAATCTTTGCTAATAATCAAGCTAAAGATTATTTAGTTGATATGATTCAATCAGATGTAAAAGATGTTTATATCGATGAGTCATTAGAAAAAGGATATAAAACTTTATCATTTAATATAAAAGCTACAAGAGCAGATAAACTTGAAGAAGAAGGGTTTATTGAAACAAAGGATTATCGCTACGTTATAAAAGAAATAAATAAAGAGAATAATGATTACTATTCTGTCTATTGTAATCCTGATATTGAGAGGTTACAAAAAAATCCTTTACTTAATTTTGCTTCTTTAACACAAACCGCATTTAATACTATTGCTTTAGCTATTGTTGGTTGTGGTTGGAATGTAATAGATAACACTACAAATAATAAAAAAAGAACTATTAGAGTTAGCAATGGTACTTCATATGAAGTTATTGAAGATTGTAGAACTGTTTTTGATATTGAAATAGAATATGATACCATTAATAAAGACATTATAATGTGGGATAAGCGTGGAGAAGATAAAGGTTTCTTTGTAACTAACGAACATGATATGAGCAGTTTTACTCTGCAATCATCAACATATGATTATTATACTATTATTACTCCATATGGAAAAGATGGTTTAACAATAGAAGATGTAAATGATGGAAAGAAATCTTTGTATAATTATAGTTATTCAAATAAAGACTTAGAATTTATTTGGATAGACCAACGTTATACAATAGCAGAAAATCTAAAGGAAGACGCGGAAGCTAAGTTAGCGGAAATGGCTACCCCTAAGCGTACATATGCTTGTAAAATGTCTGCTTTAGAGAAAAGTGGTTTAGCTTTAGGAGATACAATTATTTTCTTAGATACTATAAAGAAAATAAAAGAGAAACAAAGAATTACCGCAATTAAATGGACTCCGCTTAAACCAGAAGAAACTTCGATTACAATTTCTAATACTTCTGTTTCTTTTACAGACCAACAGAGTAAATTAGAAAAAGCAGCTACCATATTAGAGAATAATGTGGATGATGCTGGGGATATAGTGGTTACTACTGAAGCTATTGTTGATACATTGCCTGAAACAATAAATTTTAACGAAATTAATGCTGATAAAGCAACTTTTATTAATCAATCTGTTTCAGACCTCAATGCCACACAAGCGGTTATTGGTAACTTACAAGTTCCTGAAGCTGAGATTGGATATGCTCATATTACGAAAGCTGTTATTGATAACTTTGATTTAGGAGAAGCTATAATTGATAAATTAAAAGCAACACAAATTGATGTTGATACCATTAATTTTAACAAAGCTAATGGTGGCACTATTCAAGCTACAAGTATCGTTAATATAGGACAGTATACTGGCAACCTGACCGCAGATAATTTTGATGCTGGAGCAATTACATCCGACAAATTGTCTATTGAAGATGGTTTTATTACTAATGCCATGATTGAAGATGCAACAATTACTGCGGCTAAGATTCTTAGTATAGATGCAGCAACCATTACCGCAGGAACAATTGATACCAATAGACTTTTGATTACTGATGAATTAGGCAACTCTATAATATTTAGTATTAATGTTGCTAATAATACTCCAGAGCTTTCTCATACTACTATTGATGGTGGAGCAATAACTGATAGAACAGTTACCGCAGATAAGATTGTAGCTGGTTCAATTACCGCAAAAGAAATTGCGGCTGGCACAATTACAGGTAACAATATAACTTCTAATACAATTACATCAGATAAAATACAATCAGGAGCAATTACCGCAGATAAAATCTCTCCAAATTCTCTTACTGTTGGTGCAATGACAGATGAAATGAAAAATTACATTGAAAATGCTAGTAAGGGATATGTAGATGAGCAATTAGATTATTTAAGACAAGATCAAGCACAATATTTAGGTTTTAGTGAAAGTACTGGTTTAGTAATAGGTTCCCAAACAGATGGTATGCAGACTCAATATACCTCAGATAAGATAGCCTTTCTTAATGGTGGTCAAGAGGTAGCTTCAATTTCTAATGAAGAATTAGAGATTGATAAAGCGGTTATAAAGACATCTTTAAAGATAGGTCATTATCTCTTCATGCCTCGTACAAATGGAAACCTTAGTTTAATATGGGAGGAATAAAATAGCATGGCTTTATACAAATTACCAGGCACATTATCGTTAACGAAAGGTACTGGAGAAGGCACAAAATATGAAGTAAAAAGTACTATGTCTTTTGCAGTATATCAAAATCAAGAAATTATAGAAGCCACAACAACTGAAAAGAATTGTACATTAAAATGGTCATCAGCTCCAAGTGGTCTTATTTATAAAATAAGATTTACAATTGGAGCCTATGGCTACCTAGCTGAAACAGGTATACGTGGTTTTAAATGGACATTATATGTAGGAGATAAGAAACAGGATTCTGGAGAGATAGATTCTCTACAAAAGGGAGATTCATATTACTATATCGAAGACCCCATTATTAATTGGTCTCAGACTGTTGCAGTAAACGAGGGATTATCCAATAGTGAAAGATACATTCCTATTACTTTTGAATTAACTGATATAGAAAGCGGTGACGATGTTGCTACATACACTGGTAACATTGAATTACCTAAAATATTTCTTAATTTAAAATATATAGATACTGAAATTTCAAGTCGTCAAATCACTATGGCAGAAGGTGAAACAGATGATAATAAACAAACTGTTTCTATTTCATATGACCCAAGTGTTCGTTTGTATGGATATTTAAAATATAGCAGAAGCGGAGAAAAAATTGGCAGCTTATCTGTAACCTCTACTAGCACCCAGAGTGAAAAACAATCTTTAACAGTATATCATTATAGCCAAGACGAATTGAAACTACAAGGAACTTTTGATACTGTTATATTAGTATTAAGTTTAGCGGAGGCTTATGATTCCTATTATTTATTAGGCAATAGTGAAGAAGAGGTAACATCATATACTGTTATTGCAGACCCTAATTATGTTACTAAGAACTTACATATTGAAAGTGAACAAAGGACGAGTGGTTCTTCTTCTGGATATTCTTATCCTTCTTCATGGGGATACCTGCAAAATATAAGTGGATATTATATGAAAGTAACTTTTTGGGTTCCAATTACAAGAACTGGTGAAATTTATATTAAAGTCTATGATAATGATAATAGAGTATATTCTTCTACTGTTGACGCTGTTACTGTAGGCAATAGCCCATTAGCTTCAAATACGAATTATAGGGAAGTGACCGCGGAAGCCGCTGCTACATTCACCGAAAGCGGGGACCACACAATAAAATATACATTTACTGATTCAGGTAACGCTTTTAGAACAGCTTCTTCAGTAAGTACAGAAAGGAATTTTACTGTTGTTCCTTATCAAAAACCTTCTATTCAATCTTTGCAAGTTTATAGAGCTACAAGAGATGGAAGTGCTGGTGCCATTACTGAAAAAGTTGATAGCCCGTTTATAGCTTTTACCGCAAAATGGACAATATCAAGTGTTAATAATAATAATACAACAGTATCAAGAAAGATTGAATGTAGACAGACAGTTTCAGATGATACCATTGTTCATACAATTAATGAGAATTATATAAATAATGGTGTAGAAACATATTATTATATGTTTAAATTTGATACTGCTTATACTTATCCGTTAACATTTACAATCACCGATGGTGTAGGATTCACCGCAACCTATACAGTCAATCTTCCTCCTGCTCAAGTATTCCTTGATTTTAAAGCTGGTGGTAAAGGAATGGGAATTGGTAAAGTAGCAGAAAATGATGCTTTAGAAGTTCAATTTCCTACTGTTTTCTATGGTGATGTTCAATTTACACAAGGATTAGATTTAGGTGACCAAGTAGATATACCTGGGCTAACTTCACGTAAAGTAGATACAGATGCTTTAGACGCGGATAACGCGAATCTAGGAAACGCAGTATTTAATTCTAATTCTATGGAAATAAATGAACCCGCAACTTTTACAGAGAATGTTGTTTTTTCAGGAGATGTAAGTGGTGTTGCTGGTGGATTAGTAGACCAAGGTTTTTATAATGGTACTACTGATACTACCAAATATAGTATTTATTATATGGTTCATAAGTTAGGTCCAACTGGTTACTATATAACAACAGAATATTATGAATATGGTACTTTAAGTAATTTAAGTTCACGAGATATTACCGCAGATGAGATTCTTAACAAATGCGGTTACACACCATATGGAACTTCATCTTATCCTCTTGTTATGACATATGCAGCACAACAGCTTATTAGTTATCGTTATAAACCTCTTTGGGATAGCTCAGCTACTATTCAAGTAAAAGACTGCTATGTTAATCAAGGAGAGATTGAATTATATAACGCTAGTTCAAGTTCAGCTACTTATTCAATAGCAATAAGACTTAGCGGTGTCGTAAAGATATAT